GAGATAAAGGAGGCGTAGGATTGGAAACCTATGCAATTGATCAACCTAATATTTCAGGAGCTCTTGAAAAAATGGGATTTGGAGATCCAAATTTTTTAGCTCAAAAAGCAGGTGAAGCAATTGCAGGGAAAAGAGAAGAGGAAAGACAAGCCTATGAAGCTGAAAGAGAACGTCAAAGAAAAATATATGATATTGACGCTCCTATGATGGCTAAAGGCGGAAGAGTCTCGTACCTTGCTGGTGGAATAGCGAGTTTAAAGAAAAAATGAAAAACCCAACGTTAGTTAAAAATATGAAGCATGTTAAATGGAGCCAGATTCCTCCTTTAAGAGGACCGAATCCACAAGGCTTGCGAAAAGAAGTAAAACAAGATACAAAGAAACCGGAGAAGTTAAATGGCAGACAATCGAATAGATAAAGCTCTCCCGAACGTATTAACGGATCAGAAGGTTCCTTCACGGGAAGCTCTTGAGGAAGTTGATATTACGGAGATTGAAGAAAAGGGTCCTGTTGAAGTGACACCGGATGAAGAAGGTGGAGCAACAATTGATTTTGATCCAAACAATAGACCTAACATTCCAGGAACTGAAGAACACTTTGATAATCTAGCAGATATTTTACCTGATGATATTTTAGATCCAGTCGGTAATAAACTTACTGGCGATTATATGGATTATAAAATGTCCAGAAAAGATTGGGAGCAAGCTTATATTAATGGTATAGACCTTTTAGGATTTAAATATGTTAACAGGACTCAACCATTTCAGGGCGCGAGTGGCGCAACTCACCCAGTACTTGCAGAAGCGGTTACGCAGTTTCAAGCGCAAGCTTATAAAGAGCTATTGCCAGCTGATGGACCGGTAAGAACTCAAATTATCGGAGCCTCAAGCCCACAAAGACAAGCTCAATCAGATCGAGTTAAAGATTTCATGAATTATCAAATTCTTGATGTTATGAAAGAATATGAACCCGAGTTTGATTCGATGTTATTTCATTTACCTTTAGCAGGATCTACTTTCAAAAAAGTTTACTATGATGAATTACTAGGTCGAGCCGTATCTAAATTTGTACCTGCAGATGATTTAGTCGTTCCTTACACAGCAAATTCTTTAGATGATGCAGAAGCCGTGGTGCATATTGTAAAGATGTCTGAAAATGAATTAAGAAAACAACAGGTGATTGGTTTCTATAGAGATATAGAACTTGCCGCACCGAGTTATCCACCAGATGATAGATTAAAAGATGCAGAACGAAAATTAGAAGGGACTCAACGAACTGCACGAAACGAACAACTTTATACACTCTTAGAGTGTCATGTTAATTTAGATTTAGAAGGATTTGAAGATTTACATCCTGAAACGGGTGAACCGACAGGAGTAAAACTGCCATACGTCGTAACAATCGAATATGGTAGTCAAAAAGTTCTTTCCATAAGAAGGAACTTTGCGCCCAATGATCCATTGAAGAAAAAAATCCAATATTTTGTCCACTTCAAATTTCTGCCAGGACTAGGATTTTACGGATTTGGACTCATACATATGATTGGCGGTTTGAGCAGAACTGCAACGGCTGCTCTCCGCCAATTATTAGATGCAGGGACATTATCCAATCTACCTGCTGGATTTAAACAACGGGGTGTGCGTGTCAGAGATGATGCACAACCAATTCAACCAGGGGAATGGAGAGATGTGGATGCACCGGGTGGAAATTTAAAAGATTCATTTTTTAATTTACCTTACAAAGAACCTTCACAAACCCTTTTACAACTCATGGGTATTGTGGTTGCTGCAGGTCAAAGATTCGCGGCTATTGCTGATATGCAAGTGGGTGAAGGAAATCAAAGCGCAGCAGTAGGAACAACCATTGCGTTATTGGAAAGAGGCTCAAGAGTCATGAGTGCAATTCACAAAAGACTTTATGTAAGCATGAAACAAGAATTTAAATTATTAGCCAAAGTGTTTTCAACATTTTTACCTCCCGAATACCCTTATGATGTGGTTGGGGCTGCTAAAAATGTTAAACAAGCAGATTTTGATGATAGAATAGATGTACTACCCGTAGCAGATCCAAACATCTTCTCTATGTCTCAAAGAATTACAATGGCACAAACAGAATTACAACTTGCGATGTCGAATCCTCAAATGCATAATTTATATGTAGCGTATCGTAAGATGTATGAAGCAATCGGGGTCAAAAATATTGATCAGGTATTACCTCCACCGCCGCCTCCTCTCCCAAAGGATCCGGCTTTGGAAAATATAGATGCTTTGGCTCAAAAGCCTTTTCAAGCATTTCCTGGTCAAGACCACCGAGCGCACATCACATCACACTTAAATTTCATGGCAACGAACATGGTGAGAAATAATCCACCGGTTATGGCTGCTTTACAGAAAAATTGCTTAGAACATATTTCATTAATGGCTCAAGAACAGATTCAATTAGAGTTTAGAGAAGAAATGCAAATGTTAGCACAGCTTCAACAACAAGCCACTGTGAATCCACAAGCTAAAATGCAGCTTCAACAAATTTCTCAAAAGATAGAAGCAAGAAAAGCAATCTTAATTGCTGAAATGACTGAAGAATTCATGCAGGAAGAGAAGAGAATTACTTCTCAATTTGATCATGACCCTCTATTGAAGTTAAAATCAAGAGAAGTTGACTTGAAAGCGATGGAAAATCAGCGTAAAGAACAAGAAACTGAAGCTAGAATTAACTTAGATAAGGCGAAATTAGTCCAAAATAGAGAAATTACGGATGATAAGCTTGAACAAAACGAAGATTTAGCTCAATTAAGAGCTGATACGGCGATTGCGAAGTCAATCATGTCCGCTGAAACTAAACTAACGTCTGATCGTATGAAAGCGAAGGATGTAAAGACCTTGAAAGGTCCGAAAAGGTAGTATACAACAACAGAGGAAAACTATGACTAAAATAGAAAAAGCAAGCAAAGACAAAGTTGGTAGAAAAGGAAGCGTTTCCTTGAATAAAACTGATAATGTCTCTGTGCCTCCTCAAAACTTACACATCGATCCAAAAGGTGCGTCAAGCTTTAGAGGAAAAGGCGTTTATATCGCTCAAGGCGATAAAAACGAAATTAAAGGCACTAGAAGAATGCTTAAATCTAAAGATAAAACTGTAACTTGGTTCTAATATGGCCTGGTTCGGCTTAGCAAAAATAGCATTACAAGCTGGCGGAAAAATTTATGCAAACCGCCAACGTACGAAGATGGCTATGTCTGATGCACAATTGATGCATGCAGAGCGTATGGCCCGAGGTGAAGAAAAATACCAGGGCAAACTTTTAGAAGCTCGGCAAAACGATTACAAGGACGAGATCGTCCTTGGGATACTTACACTCCCGATAATTGTGCTCGCTTGGTCGGTGTGGACAGAGGATCCGGCGGCTTTAGAGAAGGTTAACGTCTTTTTTGAGTACTTTTCAAATCTGCCAAAATGGTTTACAAATTTATGGATCCTTGTAGTAGCCAGCGTATTTGGTATAAAGGGTACACAGATCTTCAGAAATGGGAAGAAATAGACTTGCCTTTATGCGTAAGTTATACTAATAAGTAATAAGGAGAAAAACATGAGAAACGATTTCGGAACAAGACCTTATAAATCCAGATTCCCTTACAAAGCCGGGAAGAAAAAAGGTGGCTCTGTTAAAAAATATAAACAAGGCTACAAAGCAAGAGAAGATGAATCTCTAGGAATGCGTACTGGAAAAGAATCCACTAAGAAACAATCTATGAAAGATCGTAGAGACGAGTCTTATGGCAAATGGGGCAAAAGACCTAATCAAAAAATTAATAAGTAGGAATTATGGCTAGTATAGTAGGCAAAGCATTAAGAGGTTTTGGAAGAGCTCTTAAAAGAGGTAAAAATCTTAGATCAAGTAAAACAGGCACTATCAAATTTAAACCTGGTGTGGGTGGTTTAAAAGAATCACGTAAGACATTTGAAGGTTTACAAGAATCTACGGCTGAAGGGGTAAGAAAATTTGGAAGACCTCATACGACTAAAGTTTTATCAGAACAAAAAGGCAAAAAATCTCTGCCTTCTATTGTTAGACAATCCGGGGATATTGAGAGAAAAAGAAAAAAATTAGGTATATCAAAAGGTAAAAAATAATGGGAGATATTTCAATAAAAGGTAGAAGTCCAATTTTAAGACAAGGCTACGCTGCTGGTGGTGCTGTTAAAGGCGGTGCTAAAGTTGCAAAGAAAATTTTAGATTTTGTTAAAACAGGAAAATACATAGATAAACACGGAACTAAAATCAATGTTCCAAAAGTAGTAAAACGTTTAAAAAAACAAGGAAGCCCTCATTTAGAAACATATGAAGAGAGTATGAAAGCTGAAGGCGGAAGAATTGGAAAAGCTGTAGGAGGAGGACTTACCAGAAGAACATGGGGAGTAGATCCTAGAGAACAAATTGGAGGTAGCCCAAAAGGAAAACCTCATTCTACTCGAGAAGGAAGAATAGCTGCAGGAAGCCGACGCCTTCAAAGAATGAGACAAAAGGCGCTAAACGAAATGCATGACGAAGCGTGGGGAGGAAGTGAAAAAGGAAAACCTCACTCTACTCGAGAAGGAAGAATAGCTTCAGGTCGACGAAACTTTAAAAGATTCTTACAA